GAAGAATGGGAGTTGATGAGCGAAGAAGAAGCTGGAGGCAGCGTAGACGAACTTGAATATTTCAAAGGACTCAAGAATGTTAATATGGCTTATGGTTCTTACGCTAATGCGAATGAGGCGAGTGAATGGGGAGATAGTGGTTTGTACAAACTTCGCTACAAATACTCTGAAAATATCAGTGCTAACTCACGCAAGTTCTGTAAGCAAATGGTAGGAGATAGCGCGAGAGGTGTAGTATTCAGATATGAGGACATAGCGAATATGAGTGAAAAAGAAGTCAACGGCACATTTGCTCCAGAAGGGCAAACGAGTTACGACATATTCACTTGGAAAGGTGGCGCATATTGTCATCATTCTTGGCTCAGAAGAATCTACTTTAGAAAAAGAAAAGACGGTAAATTTTTACCAAACAACGGATTAAAAAATGACGAGCGTGTAAAGGATAGCGGACTTGATTTCTTGAAGCCTAAAGGCAAAGAATCAATTAGACCAATAAACACTCCGAATCGCGGCTCACTTAAAAATATAGACTAATGGCAGAGATTTGTATCATAGACGAGAACTACGTTAAGAAGTATACCAACGTGAACGGTGCGGTTGATTCTAATCGCATCTATGCGGCTATCTATCTAGCGCAAGACTTACACATTGAGCAGTATTTAGGGACTGACTTGTGGCAAAAGATTAAAGATGATAGCGCAGATGCATCGATAACGGGTGTGTACTTGACACTTCGAAATGAATATATCCGTAAGGCTCTCGTTTGGTTCGTAATGGTTGAACTTTTACCTGCTATGTACTACCGTCAAGACAATGGATCGTTGGTTAAACGCACATCAGAAGATTCAGAAGTTATAGCACAGAGTGAACTTGATAGATTAATAGACGATGCGAGAGGAAAGGCTTTGCACTACACTAAGAAAATGGTTGACTATCTTTGTCACAATAACAATTCATTCCCTGAATATTCATCTAACACCTTCCCTGATACCACTCCAGTCAAGAATGTTTACGGCAGGGGCAAGATGGTATTCAGCACTGGCAATTCAGTATCTACTAGAAAAAACTTCCCATATGATAACAACTACGACTGCAAGTGGTGGCGATAAAAAGAAAAGAGGCAAGGCTATCCGCAAGGAGGTTGAAGCTAAACTCAAAAAATTCATAGCAGACAAAAAGAAAAACTAGTGTGCTATGAGAGATGATTCGCTATCCATATTTTATCCATATCTTGACTTACTTAAAATGAAAATGCCGCTATTGATTGCCATCAGTTGGTCTAGCTTGGCAGCGTTTTTCAATACTTATTTCTTTGATGATTGGTCTTTCTTAATCTATCTGGTCATAATGATTGCGATAGATACTATGCTCGGCATTTGGAAGGCTTGGAAGTATAGTGTTCTAAGCAGTTCGAGATTTGGTGGAATGGTTATCAAAAGTGTACTATATGCTTTCTTTTTGATAGTTGTTCACAATTTGACAAACTTCAGCACCAACGAAATCACTAAGTCACTATTTTTGTGGGTAGAAGAACTATGCTACGCAGCTCTTTTAGTTCGTGAAGCAATTAGTATCGTTGAAAATATCGGAGCAATCAAACCCGATTTGCTACCTAAGTGGATACTGAAAAGGTTACAATCATTTGATGAAAAAGGACAGTTTCAAATAGACAACGAATGAGAACAATAACACACATAGTAGTTCATTGCAGTGCTACGGGACAAGATGCAAAAGTCGAAGCAATCCAACGCTATTGGAAGCAGAACTTAGGATGGAAGTCCCCTGGTTATCATTACATCATTGAAGCTGACGGAAAGGAAACACAACTACTTTCAATCGCTCAACCTTCTAACGGTGTGAAAGGATGGAATAAGTCAATCATAAACGTGTGTTATATCGGTGGCGTGAACAAGTTAGGGAAGGCAGCAGACAACAGAACGGATGCTCAGAAACGCCAACTGCTGACAAGACTCAAAGCGTTAAAGACTATGTTTCCAAATGCGATAATTCAAGGGCATAAAGACTTTCCAAATGTGGCTAAAGCTTGTCCATCATTCGACGCGAAAACGGAATACAAAAATATCTAGAGGGGCAGTTGTCCCTTTTCTTTTTTACTTACTTAATAATTACACAATGACTAACACTCCAAAATGGGAAGACGTTTTTAAGATTGAAATTCAACTTGAAGGCGAGAAAATCACAGACTTCAAAAGAAGATTAGCCAAGAAGTACAACACTACTCTAGGCAACATTGCTTCAAAGTATCACAGACACGTTACGGCAAAAAATAGCCCTAAGAAATTTGATGAGTCAATACCAGTGGCGCATCACTTGCCCAAGTCAGACACAAAAGAGAAAAGCATTATCGATATTGAAGGCAGAAAGGTTCTTGCCTTGTTCGATGTGCATATTCCCTATCACGATATCAAAGCTTTGCATCTTGCTATTGACTATGGTGTAAAGCAGAACTGCGACACTATTCTTTTAGGCGGTGACTTTATCGATTGCTACGAAATAAGTAGTTTTGAGAAGGACAGAACAAAGCGTTCATTTAGATCAGAGATTCAACTCACAAAACAATTCTTTTCATTCCTGCGTTTCAAATTCCCAAAGGCAAGAATCTATGCTAAGATGGGTAATCACGAGGAACGCTACGAAAGATATATTAGAAAGAATGCAAGTGCGCTAGATGGCATTGAAGATTTCGAGTTGAGCAATCTACTAGGCTTTGACAAGTTTGGAATCGACATAATACACGGTAAACAGTTGGCACGAATAAACTCTTTAGCGGTGGTACACGGACACGAATTTGGTAAATCAACATTCTCGCCCGTGAACGTTGCAAGAGGTCTTTATATGAGAGCGAAATCGTCTGCTATTTGTGGACACTCACACCAAACTTCAGAACATACTGAGAAGGATATAAACGGAAAGTTGACTACTTGCTGGAGCGTTGGGTGCTTGAGTGAGTTAACACCTGAATACGCACCATTTGCAAAGTACAATCACGGTTTTGCAATCATAACAAAACGTGGTAGTGAAGGTTTCAACGTGCAGAATTTCAGAATACACGAAGGAAAAATCTTATGATGATAGATTTGAATCTCAAAGTAAGGTATCGCATTGGCGATATTGTCTATTGTCGCAGTGATGTGGACAGTCGGTTACGCTTTGTAACTGGCTTTATCATCCGCAAGGGAATGATAATATACATTGTATCAATGGAAGGCAGCGAAGCCTACTTTTATGACTTCGAATTGATTAGTGAGAATGAGCAGTTGATGGGGTTAAATTGATACGATAAGATAAATTATTACACCTTCCAGAATGGCGATTGCAGACACGATAAATGTCCGCTTTCGCCATTTCTTTTTACGATCAATTTCATCACTCATCTTCTTGTTCTGTTCGTCAATCTCAATCTGCTTCTTTAGATTGTAAATGCTTTCAATATCATCCTGCTTTTGGGCTTGGATGCCAGTGATATCAACATACTTCTTCAACATTGAATCCTTCTGAATCATTATCGAGTCCTGAAGCTTTGCGTACTCCCACCAATATTCGAGGGAGTAGTAACAAAGGTTGAATGCTTGGTCTTTATTTAGTTGGAGTGTATCGACCTTTAAAGTATCTGCGCTCGAACTCGCGTTGATTTGATTCACGAATGATAGCATTAATACTATCGTTAGAAGTGAGTATAACTTTCTCATTTTTGAAATAATTGTTAGTGATTATAGGCTTTTTAGATTCGTAGAAATAGACAGTGTCGCGCATCATTTTGATGTCAATCAGCGCATCGTGAATCATTCTATCTTGCTTGTCTATTTTCTTTTGGAGTTTCTCTATTTCGATTTGAAGTGGTGACGAATCTTCACGCTTTCGATTTGATAGCAGGATGAAGAAAACAGTTAGTAAGATAACTGAGATGAAGATGACTATGTGTGTTTGGTTGATGTTTCTCATTTGTCACCTCCGTTTGTTTCGTTGTAGTATTGTTCTGCATTTATTCTATTCTCACTTATTAAATTAAAGGGTACACCCATCTTTTTTGAATGTTTATAGTAAAAGTCAAATGCAAATTTAATCATCCGCTCCTTTTCCATTGCTTTGGCTTGTTCAATAATCTCTCTAGGTATTCTTATTGTGTGGTGAACATTTTTTTCAATTTTCTCAACCAACCATTCCACCGCAGTTTGTTTTGTCATTGTGTTTGTTTTTATAAGTTAAAAAAAGTGGGCGCAAACTTAATTACGCCCACAGTTATTTAAGCGAAAGGTGTTAAACTAATTTTCTTTGTATTCAAATTAGCATAGGCTTCAAGTCTAAACTCTTTACCAGTAAGCGGCAAAAAGTGAACTGTGA